CCAAGTCGAATGCCGCAGAGGTTTTCCGCTTCTCACCTTTCCAGTGAGCCACTGACTTTTTAAATACTGTCTTTACCGCCGAAGAGGATATACCACCTTGCTGGTGGTACACCTCATTAGACATATTCTCTACAACGCCCATTATGCTACGTCTGCGTCTAGAGCCTGTTCTACCTTGTCTACAATTGTTGCGGCCTCTCCGACCTCACGCTCTATATTTAATGCCTCTTTGTAGGCTTGGTTGATACGAGCATTCTCATCAGTCACCAACTTAGTGACGTAGGCAAGACTGTCATACGTCATCTGGTCCATTGGCAGTGGGTTTGCGAACTGTGGATTGAAGCGCATTACGTAGAACGTCTTTCCGTAAGAATTCTTCTGCTTATCCGTAGATAGAATGTTTTCAAAGTCCCATAAGTTCATGCCATTTGGCAGACGCTTCATTACATCGTGCCAAAATGGTCCATAATTCTTACGCTTTGTCTCCAGCTTAAATGGCTGGTTTTCAATAGTGACTTCTTGCCCTTGAGAGGTAGTGCCTGTGTACGTAATTAGCCCACGAATGACACGATAGCGATCAATACCCTTGTACTTCTCCTTCTCTTCAGGAGACATTTGAATGGATTGCTCGTATGTAGGCATTCCGCACATGAAACCCCCCAGCATATCACGCGCCTCTTCACGCTGATTTTTAATGAGTAGCGACTTATTTACCAAGCCATCTACATCATCCCAGTGCTGGTATTGAATGTGATTACTGAAGGCGCGAATACGCACGTTTTCTGTGGCGTATACATGATCCTGACCAGTCTTCAGAAAGAATGCACCCATTGGAGCATCATCTGGTTCGTAGTTCATTTTAAGAGTGGGGATTGTCGGTCCCGACTTTGATGCGGCACCAAGTTGTGCTGCGATTTCTTCCATTGTGTAGTGATTTTCTTGTACTGCTAGTTCTGACATAACTAATTCCTCAATAGTGGACTTACATTATACATTAGTTAAGTGTCTCGATCAAGCATATTCCTCTTGATCAAGCCAATTTGTCCCACGGCTTATTTCGATTTCTAGTGGAACTACTATGCTGTAATTGAAGCGTTTTTCTGCCTCTTCTCCGACCTGAGTCATCGCCTCTGTGAGTATTTCTTTGACGATTTCTTCTTCATCAGGATGTGTATCTACGACAATACTATCGTGTACTGTCAGTATCAGCTTTGAGATCAGGTCTTTTTCTTTGAATAGGCTAAAAGTTCGTATACACGCCAACTGCACTAGGTCTGCACTGAAGCCTTGTACTGGGTAGTTCAGTATCTGCGTAGCCTTGGTCACTCGATTGTTTCGGGTACGTATGACGTTAGGCCAAAAGTACTGGCGACCAGACGGTGTCTCTACGGTGCCATTCTTCAGCGCACCTGTCATTAGAGATTGGTGCCAAGTGTATATACCCTCATATAGCTGATAAAAACGATCAAAATATGCCTTTATATGCTCTGGCTGACCTGCGCCCGTGCCGCCAAACAGCGGCTGGAAGCTAGCCCACTTGTGGCCCTGCCTCTCTGCCTTACTGACTTCTTCTGGAGACTTCTGTAGGCAGATACTCGCAGTCTGCCTGTGGATGTCCTTACCCTCGATGATGTCGGCAATACCCTGACCATCGCGGGACAACTCACACGCCGTTCTAAATTCAAGACCTGAGTAGTCACTTTCTAAAAGCAGACCGTTTTCAAAGCGACTGACAAAGCACTTACGTACTGGGAAGCCTCTCTTGGGCTGGTTCTGTAAGTTAAGGGACATACCGCCGCCAGACGACAGACGACCAGTAGAGGCAATGCACTGATTGAAGTTTGCGTGGAGAAGACCCGTGGATCGTGTACCTCGTTTGATACCAGCGACAAAACTATCTAGGTAGACAGACACCGCACTTAGTCGAGAAAGTTTCGTGAGAAATTCTACGGCGATATCTTTCTTTTTGCGTTCCGCTTGGCGTATCAGAGACTGAATAGTCTCCTTATCAGTCTTAAATCCGTTGATACTAGCGTCATACGGTGAGCTTGGAGATAACTTCAGCCCCGCCACTTCCCCAGTAGATACGTAAATAGCACCTACACCCTTACACGGCTTACATTTAGTACGGTTCTTGTAGGGATCGCCTTGTATACGATACTTCTTACCATTCTTCTGTCGAGTGATCTGCTTGTACTGTTGAATGGAGCCTACACCATTACAATCTCTGCACTTGTATGCCTTGGTGCGGAATACAACTTTAGTAGTTGCGCGAACAGCGTCCACAAACTGATTAGTACTCATATAAGGTGGTCTGAGAGCCTTACCCTCATCGTCCGTGTAGATGTTAAACGTCTGTCGGTGTATGTCCTTGTCTATTACTTCACGTGAATAGATGACCTTGGTCATGTGAATGCCGCTGTTAAAGTTGACTGGCTCGTCGCCCATGACCTGTTCAGCGATTTCTCTCAGACGCTTCTCCAGTTCTACCTTTTCAGCTTCAAACTCCCGCTCCACCTCTAGCAGCGCGTCCATATCAATCTTCACGCCGTTCATTTCTATTTCGCATAGAAACATCAGCATCTCATTCATAAAGGGGATTACTTTTTTCAGGCTCTGGTTATGTTCACGCTCAAAGATTTCTTGCTGGGCAAGATACAATTCACCAGTCGCTCGGACATCGGCCTCGGCATACTCTATTACCGTATCTAACGGCATTGCCTCGAAGCCTACGCCGCCCTTAAACAACTCATCAATCAGGTCTGATTTCTTTATGCTCTCAGTCTTACGTCTAGCGGCACTGTCCTTCAGCGACAGACCCCTGTTCTGCCCCTTGGCAAGTAAATACTCGGCTATCATTGTGTCGAATACTTGCGGTGGTATGTCGAAGCCCATTTCCTGTAGCCACTCTACGTCAAACTTTGCGTTGTGGCAGATCAGCAAGTCAGCTTCTGCGAGATGTTCTCTTAGTTGCTCGATGCCGTCAGGGTATGGCTTCTCGTTGTGATACCATACGTCATTGTGTACGTCTTCCACTGTAGTGTCAGACAACCAGCCGTAGTGGGCCGATACACATCTGTTGTTTGAGTTCTTGGGGCTGTTATCTATGCGCCCTTCTATACGCTCGACGGTGGTCTCTAAGTCTAGTACTAGTTTCTTCAAAAGTTTGGCTCCCCATTCTCGTCAAAGGTAGGCCGTCTATATTCCTGCACTCTCGCGGCTACCTTGGGTTGTTGGCTCTGCGCCATCACACCAAATTTTCGCACTTCAATTTCAATGTGTGGCGGTAGTCTGTCTTCACACTTCATAGCGAGAAGTCTTCTGGTCTAGCTGACACATGACTGTGCCGTGCCACCCTGAGATTTTATTCTTCATCACCGTAATCCAGCGCGAAGGATCGTCAGGGTTCTCCTTGTCATTCATCTTACCTAACCCCAGCAAGATGTCGGTCTCCGCTACCTTACCCACCTTGCTGCCTTCCAGCATTGTTGGCGTAAGTCGTGTCTTACCCTCGGCTTCGGCAGACGCTTGCGACAGACCAATTAAGGCTACGTTATGCTTTTTGGCTAATTCACGTAGGCGGTAATAGAGTTCTCTCAGGCGTTCATGCCCAGAGTTAAATGTCTGCGTAAGTGCTATCTTGTCTGCCATGTCCACGATGACGACATCAAATTTCTGTTGGCTTAGGAACGCATCTAATTGCTGTATGTCCCAGCCCTGACTATCTGCGAAGACAAGACGATCACGTATGGCTGCATAACGTGCGGCTGCGGCCTGTGGCTCGAAGTCCATCTCCTCTTTTGTCATACCAGTGAACGCTTGCATGGCACGTAGCTTGGTGCGCTTGCCTACCTCTTCGTTGGCTATGTAACCAACCTTGGCACCTTGCTGGCAGAAGCCGTCTGGTGCGGCACACAGGCTGATAGCGAATGCCGTCTTGCCTACGTTAGAGTACGCTGCAATGACACCGAACTCCCCGCGCCCAATGCCGTACACGTTTCTACTTAGGGTCTCTATGTTGAACTTAAATCTATTGTCATCTGATACAGTAGCTAAAAGCTCGTAGATATCATCTGTGACGATGTAGTCATTAAAGTTATCTGGTAGGTATCCGTCTGCTACACGGTCTAA